CATATGTTACCCTACCCCCTACCCTTAAAACTTAACCTNCCCCCAAAAGAACTCCTCTCAGCCACACATTAAACAACAACCACATCATGCTGTGTAACTATCTCAACCAAGAAAGGAATATTAAAAACATCTTCTGCCGTTCCCAAAGTATGAACCTCACCATTCGTATCCAATAACCTAATTGAACTAATATGCCTACCCAACGGAAATTCTTCCGTATCTTCACTTCTCAAATGGATAAAATATACTCCATCTAAATCCTGCACAAATCTACCGGGATTATCTACACTATTCAAAACAAAAAAACTATCCTCATCATCCTGCCAAATAAATCTCTTAACCATAAAAAATACCCTATCTGTAATACCCCTTAAATCCTCCGGCACTTGGAATCTTACAACCCTTCTATCACCCCTCGGTAACTGGATATAATTCCTCGGATGTGTCAAATCAAACCCCTCCTCAATGTCCTAATAATCCCAAATCAATTAACTCTCCCTCAACCAATAATCCCAAATCAATCTCTCCATCTTCCACATCACCCTCAACCAATAATCCCAAATCAATATCCTCATCACTTACCAATAACCCCAAATCAATATCCTCATCAAGCAAAGGAGGCGGGTCAAATAAAAACACATTAGAAAATATAGTCCGTACCCAACTATTAACCGTTTCAAAATTAATAGCCGTTCTATCACTTTCACTCCCAATATTCACCCAACTATCAACTACCCTAACAACACTTCTCTCAATTACCGCCTCACCAAATACCGCATCCACAAAACTTTCAACATCCCTCAACCCAAACCCTACTCTTAAAACCTCACCAAAAATCTCTCTCACATGGCTCTCAACAATCCTATCCTCAACCGCAGAAGTAAACACATCTCCCATTATCACATCAAAATAACTACTAACAACCCTCTCACCACTTCCATCTCTCACAACTTCACTCTCTATCTCTCTCACATAACCATTAACCTCAACCCTAACACTAACCAAACTCTCACCATGTATATCATTACTAAAACCATTAACAACTCTTTCTCCACTTCCCTCTCTAACACTCTCCCCTTCTATCCTCTCAACAAAACTAACAACAATCGTCTGCCCATCCAACTCACTAATACTCTGCCCTTCAATCCTACCAACATAACCATCAACATCTCTCTCTCCCAACACTCCATCTCTAACACTTTCACCATCTATAACACCCACAAAACTTACAACCCTTACCTCTACTTCAACCCTACTCTCACCATGTATCTGCTCAACAAAACCATCAACACTTCTTTCACCACTACCAACCCTCTCAACCTCTCCCACCACATCACCAACAAAACCATTCAATTCTCTTTCTCCAACCCCAACCCTCTCAACCTCACCATGTACCTCATTAACGAAACTATCAACGCTTAAATTACCTTCAACAACCACTTCACCATTAATAACATCCACAAATGCCTCATCTTCAATAGCAGTTATAACAACGTCAAAATCCTTAGCCTGCGGGTGGAATCCTCCAACACCAACAAATCCACTCGTAAAATCATTATCAATAGCATTTAATTGAAAATTCTGTGGCTCAACATTCCCATCTTGCCATGCCTTAGCCATTAACTGATTCCCAACAATCCTAAACCTAAACCAATACCATTCATTTGCAACAAAAGGAAATCCAACACTATCCAATGCCACTAAACTAGGCGTATGCTTTCTTAAAATAAATCCCGTATTACTATGGTGTAATGTATATCCTAATTCATTTCCTGCCGTACCACCTATTCTCACACCCAATAAAGTTGTCACCGTACCCGTAGAAACAGTATTTCTAAACTTCACAGATATATCAATATCTTCTGAACCATCCAACCTATCCCAAGTTAAAATTCTCCAAGCATTAGTTGCCGGAGAAATAGTCTGCCTTAACCTTTTACCACCAACCGCCAAAACATCTTCCTCAACAATATAAGTAACATCATCACTTTTCCATCTTCTTGTCCAATCAAACGGCTCAACGCCTGTATCATATTCACTAAAATCTCTACCAACAATTCCACTTATTCTTTCACCACTACCAACTCTAACCACTTCACCAAAAATAGTATTAACATGACTCTCCGCATCCCTAACCAAAGCAAGCACACTAACACTTTCTCCATCTATCCTGTCAACATAAACCTCAACAATCTTCTCTCCAAAACCTTCCCTCACAACCTCACTTACAATATCACTCACAAAACTCTCAACTATTCTTTCCCCAATCCCCTCTCTCTCAACAAGAGAAAAAATAGTATTAACATGGCTCTCAACTACCCTCTCAACCGTAATATCTGCCTCACTAAATACAACATTCACAAAACCTTCAACCAACCTATCACCATCACCAACTCTAACCACCACACCATTAATTAAACCCACACTACTTACAACCACAACCTCAACATCAACATCACTATCACCATTTATAACATCTACATAACTTACAACTTCTCTATCCCCAACACCCAAACTTTCAACTTCACTATCTATCAACCCAACAAAACTTTCAACTTCCCTCTCACCACTTACACCATCTCTCTCACTTTCACTTTCAATCCTATCCACATAGGAAATAACCGCAGTTTCAAAATCCTGCGGAAATTCAAGCGGTGCCTCTAACCCCAATGTGCCAAATCCTGCAAATAAAAAGTGCATCCCAAATGTCTGATAATTAAACGCACCTAAACCACTCCAACCCGCCTCACTATGTCTACCATCAACAATATCAATCATCCAATTTTCCGGCTCAACATCACCCAATAACCACGCCTTACCTTGTATCACATCTCCATAAACTCTAAATCTCATCTGCACATAAACACTATAATCATAACTAAAAGCAACATTCTGTATGACATTAAAACTTCCATTTTCCAAACTAATCAACAACAAACTCTCACCATTATTCAAACTTAAAACCCAACCACTCTCATTCCCTACATCTCCACTACCTCTTAAAATCAACCTAACTTGGTCTGTAGCCAAATTCAAAATATGGCTAACACTAGCAATCTCCATATCTGCCTCAACTGGCACAACATCCCAAGTAATTAATCTATTCCCATTCGCCTCAGCAACGTGTTCCAACGCAAACTCACTACCATGCCCAATAATTCTCCAATCACTACCACCACTCAAATCCCATCTAACAATCCAATCATGCGGTTGCAAACTAATATCATACTCAGTAAAATCAGTAAATATCTGCCTCCCACGCCTACTATTACTATCTATTCTCCTAACATAACTATCAACAATTCTCTCAACCTCTACACCTTCCCTAACACTCTCACCATCTATAACATCAACATAACTCTCAACAATCCTTTCACCCTCACCCAATCTCTCAACTTCACCATCTAAAACATCAACATAACTATCTAATTCCTCTAACTTAATGGATTCGGTTAAAACCTCACCCTCAATCCTATCCACATAACTTATAACAGTTCTAACAACCGCACCCGGTTCTTCCATAGGGGCAGTATCTCCACCAAACGCCACACCAACCACATCAAAATCTCTCTCATGGTTTAACTGGAAGGTACTAAATCCAACCCCACCAACTTCATCAATTACATTAGCACTATCATTAAACTCAACCATCCATCCAACAGGTTCACTCATACCATCTTCCCAAATCTTAGCACTAACTAAACTACCAATTACCCTAAACCTTACCCAAAACCATGTATCAGCAGGAACGCTATGCGGTGTAGTATCTAATACAGCACTAGCACCATCAATAAATCTACCAATATCAAAACTCCCTGTCCCTCTATCAGCACACCAATATCCAGTAAAATCACTAGCACCACCACTCGCCCTAAGGATTAATCTTTGTTGGTCAAAACCATCCGGTCTACTATGCCTAATCTTACTAACCATCTCAACATCTAAAACATTACCAATCGCATCCCAAGTCAATAACCTTCTACCCGCATCAATAGCTGTCTGTTCTAAATATTTACCACCAATAACCGAAACATCCTCGACAACAATCCATTGGAAATCACCACTAACAACCCACCCATTACTCCAATCAAAAGGTTGCACTCCCGTACTATAAGCCGAAAAATCCGTAAACAAGCTATCCGGCACAGGCCCTTCTGCTAATGCCTGCCCCTCAATCCTTCTAACAAAACTATTAACCACTCTCTCACCCACATCAACATCAGTCATGGGTGCCGTATCACCATCATATCCAACCCCAAAAACATCAAAATCCCTCGGCCCTGCTAAATGACTAAAAGCACTACAACCAACACCACCACTTAAAATAGGGTCAGTGGTATCATTAAAAATTAACTGGAAATCGCCCGGCTCGGGGTTTCCATCCAACCATCCCTTCCCTTGTATAACATTACCAATCACACGCAACCTAATCCAAAACCAATTACCACCTGTATATCCAATATCCGTTATATTTAATCCGGGGTTAGTTAATAATACCGCCGCACCATTTTTAAAACTAACCAACTGCAAATACCACTCCGCACCAATCGGTTGTATCCGGCATTGGTATCCTGTTTCAACCGTTCCCCCACCACTACCACGAACCACTAAACTATTTTGCGTAACAAAAGTTGCCGTATCTTGGTTTCTTACCCTACCCACAACTTCCACATCAATAATATTTAAACCCGCACTATCCCAACGGATTAAACGTCTTAATCCACTTATTGCAGTATGCTCTAAAACCTTACCTCCAACTGTTCCACCTTTTTCACGAACTGCCCACGTTTGGTCTTCTGTTCGCCAAATCGGTGTCCAATCATCCGGAATAACACCCGTTGCATATTCACTAAAATTCGTAAACAACGTTGGGCGGTCAACAAAAGAATTTCCTTCAATTCTATCAACAAAACTATTCACAATTCTTACATCATCCGGTGCCTCCGGAATCTCTAATTGCCCCCAACTTACATGGGCATTTCTTCCCGCCCCTCCACCAACTGCATTAGCAATATAACTAATCACCAAATGGTTATATGACTCAATCTCCCCAACCTGAGAAGAATTTAATTCTTGGTTAAACTGCACAAATATATTACTCACATTAACATGGTTATATGTAGCAATTACCTTACTCGGACTAACACTCCTATCTAATAACCTAACTGCAAAATCAATCTGCCTACCACCACTACCACTCTTTCTAATCCTATACCTTAAAATATGCCCTTCAACTACACCAACAGGCACAACATCCGGGTTAGCAACATCCACCCTAAACTCATCACTAGAAGGGTTACCATCACTCACAACAAACGTACTATCATTAACCTCAACACTATTAATCTTTTGATAGAGGGGCACACTACTCCAACTACCCACCAACACATCAGCTACAGGAACTAATATCTGTCCCATTAAAAAACTCCCCCCCATCTAATAATAAAAGGGGAAGGTCTATAAAACCTTCCCCCCACACTTCCACCACCCAACCACTCACCAATCTCCCACCACTTAAAGAATCTGCGGAACTTGAATCCTATGCCTTACCGTTAACTGGTCTGCCGGGTCATTAATCGTAAACTGTGTAAACTCCTCAACACTAAACGGACTACCACCAGTATCAACATTAAATATGGCACTATACCGGAAAGTGGTCGGTACAGGAATATCAACATCAGCACCCTCAACAGTAATCACTAACTCAATCGGATTAACCGTAGGGTCTAAACTTGTAAAACTAACTCTAGGGTCAGCAGGACTTAACCTCACAACCGGGTCACCAATTTCATCTCTCAACTCAATCCAAATCCACGTATCAATAATATGTTCCCTAATATCCTCATATCCTGCGGTCAAAATCTCAGCCATTTAAAGCACCTCCATTTTTTTTGTTCTTTACAAAACCAACTAAATCGTGAATCAAACTACTTCCACCAACTAACAATAACGCCGTTATAAACGGACTTATCATTTTCCAATTAAACTCAAAACCTAAATCAGAAAACAAATCATATCCACTTCCATAACTAAACAACAACCCATAAAAAAAAGCCACTATCAATGGCACACAAACTCCACCCAACTTCCTCTTATCCAACCAAGGAATAATCGTAATACTAACTTCCACCAACCTCTCAATCGCCCAAGCAAAAAACAACCACTTAATCATCACATCTTCCAAAAAAACTCACCTCCAATCACTTCTGCACTTCTCTTAAAAACCTCCTTAAAGTAACTGCCAATTCAAACCTACTAACATTATGACTACCATTAAACTTACCATCCGGCATAGCAATCATAATTCCTAAATCTTTCATCTCCTTAACCGCCTCACTCGCCCAATGGTCACCGGGCACATCTTCAAACGGTTTTTTACTTTCCTCAATACCCAAATAATCCATCACTCCTTTATAAATAGAAAAAGCCTCTTGCTCAGCAAAAGACTTTCCATTAAATTTCCCTTTTTTAATTTTCTCCGCATCCTCCGGACAAGTTAAAAATCCACTCTCCGTAATAATGCCCGGCATCTTACTTTCCCTCAAAACATGGTACCACTCACCACCACTACTATTAAGGCGTGTCTTTAACCCCCTACTCACCATTCCTAACCCATCAATCAAATTCCTCAAAACACTTCTTCCTAAATCCTTACTCCTATCAACATGACTTTCCCTAAAAACCTCAATCCCACAAGCACTAGGGTTACTAAATCCATTGTGATGTACGCTAATAAAATAATCACACTTCTCTTTATTCGCTAAATCCGTTCTCGCCTGTAGACTTACCGTTACATCCCTTCTTCTCGTCATAACCACATCTACACCACTTGTCTTATTAAACAATCTCTCTAACTCCAAGCTAACCTCTAAATTCAAATCCTTTTCAACCAACCCATGCCCACTTGTCCCAACACTACTCCCACCATGCCCGGCATCAATACAAATCTTAGCCATCTTTCTTTCCTCCTTCACCCTTTACTTCACTATTCCCAACCTTTTCTCTCGCATTTTTCTCCAATTCCTTACTCAAAAAATCACATCTTTCCCTACTCTCAGCTAACTTCTGTTCCATAATCATAAGTTGTATAGATAACGAACCAAACTGCTCACCCATTCTCTTTAACAACTTATTTACATCAACCTTATCCTCACTACTCCCACCCATCATCATTCCAACTTTCTCATTATCCATAAAACAACACCCCTTATGATTTTAACAACTCTATCTCCATCTCTAACTTTTCCACTTTATTAATTGTTTCTTTTAACGCCGCACCCACAAACGAAACTAACCCATAAACATCAACACCATCTTTTTCCTCACTTAAAATATAATCCGGGCAATCTTCAACCATAACACCTATTTGTTTCCCTTTATCTTTTCTTATTTCTGTCCCATAATGGTAAAAATTTAATCCTTTAAACGCATTAAGTTCATTCTCTAAATTACTTACAACAATATCTCTTTTATTTCTTCTATCAGAAGGTACTTGCACAAAACCTAAAGAGTGAACCCTAAACCAAGGAAGTACATTAGTTCCACAAAAACCCCAACCTCCAACAGTAGGTGTAATATCCGGCTCATTAGAAGTTACAGAAAACCGAATATGCACACCATTAACATTATTTCTTTCAATAAAAATATTATCTCTAACCCTAATAAAATTAAAAATATTAGCCGCACCTGTATCCACCGCACCAACCAAAACCTCAGGCACAACCAAATCTCTCCTTGTCTGAACAGAGGCAAATCTGGAAGGGTTTCCATCCGGAAAATGCACATTTCCAGAAGTCAACAAAGAGGCAACAGGAGAAGTCAAAATAAAAAAATCAACTCCATCTGTTTGTAATCCGGCTAAAAATCCCGCATCATCACCCGTTTCAGTAAAATATCTAATCCTACTTTCTTCCTGCGAAACTCTCAATACATTATTACTATCATAAAACTCTTGGAAAGGTTGCCCACCAACACTCTTTAACTCCATCCTATCCGCACCGGGCGTACCCGCAATTAAACTATCAAAATTACCATCAACACCATCCAAACTTCCCTCAAATATAGCATCCGTTCCAATCCTTACTAAATCCAAACCAAAATCATGCACAAACGTACTTCCACCATCTCTAGTTAACCTTAACCCCTCATTATCAAACCTCCAATAATGGTCTAAATCCAACGGATTAATGGCAAATATTCCACTACCATCTAAATAAAAAAACGTACTCCCAAAAATCCTAATATTTCTCTCACCAATATCCAACTTATACTCAAACTCCGGGTCACCAACAAACTCAAAAAATTCTGCCCTCTCAATAATCCCACTTCTCGCCTCTAACCTTCTTCTACTACTCTCCAACTCAGCCAATAAATCCTCACTCGAAGTCTGCCTAAAATTACCCAACTCAATTCTAGTCTGCATAGGATTATTAATATTTCTCTCAATCCTAATAACTCTAGCAATCGCCCTAATCTCCGGAATAAAATTCTTAGCAATTAAAAATACTTCATCACCCAACCTAATCTTCTCATGCTCAAACCCACTCACCCTCTCTAAATCTGCAACATTCGCCTGTATATTAATCCTCGGCTCATTTCTCCTAGATAACACTAACCATGTACCCTCTAATAATCCCTCCAAAGTATCAGCTTGGCTCTCATGCACCCCAAAGATATGCCTCCTCACAGGCACTAACCCTTCCACCCAAACAGGGGCATCAATCACAACATCCGGATTATGGGCAACATCTCCACCATCAGCAATAGAAACAAACTCAAAATCAATATCAGCTAACGCCCCACCTGTTCTAATCTCACCACTACCGGGAATATCACTATCAGTTGCGGTAAGTGTCCACGCCACAGGTTCTTCTGTTCCCTTAACCCATATCTTCCCAAACAAATTATTACCATTAACCCTAAACCTCATATTATAAAAAGTATCCACCAAAATCTCTACACTTTCACTAGCAAGGGCAGTAAAACCACCACCAAAAAACTTTAATATTTGTATATTCTGTCCAGTAGCAAGCAAATAATATCCGTTAAAAGTTCCTTCATCATGCCTCAAATATTGCACCACTTCTTGGCTCGTAACATTATTAACCCTAAACCTAATCAAAAAATCTACATCAACACCACTCGGCAACGCATCCAATATCATTAAATCCCAAAAAGGAGTTTCTTCCAACCTAACAAACTTATTACCCAAAAGGTTAAAATCTTGAATCACTTGCCAATTTTGGGGGTTAGCATCCGGTAAAGTAACTCCACTTTGCCCATCCAACGCACCCAAATCAAATCCACCAAAATCTTCATATAAACCCACAACAGTTACATCAAAACTAACATGGTTAGTATAAGGAGAACTATCCTCAACTAAAATCCCACTACCCTCATTAAATTTATAATATCCCCTTAACCTTAAATCAGTACCACCAATCTCCCTACCCCACTCATCCAAAAACTGTTGTTCAGTCTTACCAAAATCCCACAACCTAACATCATCAATAATCCCCACAAAAAATCTATCATCAATCTCCCTCTTACCAATAAAAGAATTATTTCCAATATTAGCAGGGCGTGTATTAACGGTATTGGTAGAAACAGAATCAACCAAATCATCATCCACATCTCTAACAACAATCTTAATCTCACCTGTATCTTGTTTAAAACTACCCCCAACATTATAAACTTTACCCAATTCCAACTGAGGCCCTTGCAACTGAGTAAAACTTCCCGCCGCTTGGAAGAATCCAAAAAACACATTTCCTCCATGACAAGCCAAAAACATTGTTCCCGCTTGATTAATCCCTTTTCTAAATATGGTTACATTATCTATACTCTCTAAAACCACAGTTGCCTCAATACTAAAACTCCCACTAAATTGGTGTGCAACCGGATTCCCTAAATCCACTCCCTCAATCCCACTAAACTCTAAAGCATACTCATTCCCAATCGGCTTACCATACAAAACTCTAGCATCCTCATCACCAACCCAATTCCTGCCCAACGGCTTATTAGCCGGGTCACCATCTGCAATCCTCCACTCAACATTCGTAAAATCTATCCTTAATAATTCTCCACTCTCATCATCTATATTAACACCCTCACCTCTACCCACTAACGCAGTATTCAAGGGTCTAAAATCAGTCCTCATCAATATATTTCCAACATTATAACCAAACTCAAATCTAAACCCTTTAAAATCTCCCCTACTTACTACCCAATCCACAAAAAACTCAAACTCATTATCTTCAATCTCAACCCTAAATTCAAACTCCCCACCCCAAACCCCTTGTGCTATCCTTAACGCCTCCAAAGGGTTAACATCCTCCATCAACACACTTCTCTCTCCAACAACCTCCACATTACCAATCTGCCACCTAGTCCCATCTAAAATAATATTCAACGCTAAACCCGAACTAATACTGGTAAAATTCCTCGTAACCACAGGGTAAGTAGACAACTCATAATAAACGTGTTCACAAACAACCAACTTCATTTCCTCAACATCATTCGTAACCCTATCAACCAAAGTAATTTCATACATCTGCCAATTTTCATCAACATCTTGTTGGACTAAAAAATTACCTTCAACCAAAAACTCACTAAATAATTCATTCGTAGGATAACGTAAATGCAACGCACTTTCTCCATCCAAATCATCAATCTGCAAAATCTCCACACTACCGGGTATTAAACTACCCAACCTTTTTTCATCTCTAGTAAATAATGATAATACTTTAAGCCTATGTCCCATTTATACCCACCTCGCCCTCCATTGGGTGGTAACATCCCAACCAACAGAATCAATCGTAAGCTCAAAATTATCCCTCGGCTCAAATATAATAGCATCCGTTTCTATAGCAACATCTACCCTTCTATCAATACCATTATGAAAAAATGTCCTTCTCTCCATATCTATCTCAATTACATCACCAACCAAAACTTCCCTTAAATACCTTAAAGAAACTCCGGTTGTTTCATACGTCAAAATAAAACCATCAACACTACTACCACTCTTAATCATCACAACCCTAGGTGGTGCAGGATGTGTTCCCTCATAAAATCCTGTTTGCGTACCCAAACTAAAATCAACACTCAAAGCAAATACTTCCGGCACACCCATACTCACAGTACAAAACAAACTCCTATAAATCTGATTGGCAGTAACAACACTAATCGGAACTGCCCTCCAAAACTTTTCCGGCTCATCATTAAACGCTAACCTCTCCGGCTCAGAACTTTTCAACCACAAAGCAACCTCTCTCTGCCTCTCCCTTAATTGCTCATAACTATCCCCAACAATCACAAAATTAATATCAATCACATACATATCCAAATCACTATCAAAATAAAAAACACCATCCCTCCCCGGAATGGTTATAATCCTATTCCTAACATCAGCCAACACATTTCTCTCAACCCTAGTAACACTCCTAATCCCAAACTCAGCACTTGTACTTGGAATCCCCTTATAAGTCATAATCATACTCATTAAATTAGAACCCCCCTCTAGGTCTAACCCTCGTAGTGAAGTTCTCAAATCCTATATTATCCAAATCTCTCATCATTTCCGGGTCACGCAATATCCCTCTCAACATATCCTTAAATGTCCCATTATCAATATTAGCAGGGGCACCAACCAACTCCACAATAATCTCTCTCCTCTGCATACCCCTAACTTCACCCATACCATTCACACCAAAATCATTCATATCCTTATCCGGCATAACACTATCCATCAAAGAATCTCTTGCCCTCTCAACCATCCTTTCACTACCCTCAACACCCTTAACTAAACCACTACCAATCCCCCTACCAAAATCCTCAAACAACTTAGAAGGAGAACCAATACCCAATAACTTCCTAATCGGTGCCGGAACATTTCTAGCCACAAAATTAGCAACATTTCTCGCCAACGTAGCACCCATCTGACTAATTCCTCTCCAAATACTATTAACAATATTCTTACCAATCGCCAACATCTGTGCAGGTAATCCACTTAATCCATTAAGAATATTCCTAACCAAATCCCTTATAATACCTACCGCCTGTGTAGGCAACTTCTTCAACCAATTCAATACAGAATTAACCATATCCGGTATCAAACTATTCCCAACAACCGCACTAACCAATCCCTTAATCACACTAATAAATCCACTCACAAATCCTGTAACCACACCAATCGCAGTATTCAATATCCCCGTAACAAAATCCCAAGCACCCTTAAAAGCGGCTTTAAAATGCCTCCAAAATCCATCAAAATCACCCTTCAATAACTTCCCAATAGCAGAAACAATATTAGTAAAAAACGCAACAAATCCAGTTAACGCCTGTATTAAAGGATTCAATCCTTGAATTATTGCATTTATCGTGCCCACAAACACCGCCAACATAACTCCCAAAACTGCACCAACTACAGTACCAACTAACTTAATAATAGGCATCAAACCATCTATCGCATTTTTAAAACTTTCCCACGCAGGCATAACTCCATCAATAAACTTCAAAAAACTATCCCCAAATTGTGCAATAATCGGCATAGCAACTCTTTTTATCGTATCAGTAAATCCTCCAATATTATCCTTAATAGTATTCGCAAAATCAGTAAACGCCTTTTTCACATTTTCCCAAATAGCCAATACTCTTTCCCTAAATTCTTCATTCGTTTCCCAAAGGTGAATAAATCCTGCAACCAATCCGGCAATCACCGCAATAACAATTATCACAGGGGCACTCAATCCGGCAATAAATCCAATTAAAGCACCAACCGCAATACTCAACTTCCCCAAAATAATTAACAACGGCCCTAGAGCCGCTAAAAAAGCACCCGCAACAACAATTATCTTTTTAGTCCTATCATCCAACCCCGCAAATCCTCTAGCAACATCAGCAACCAATTCAGCAATACGCCTAAATACAGGCACCATCACTTCTCCAAACTCAATCAATAATCCCTCAGTAGCACTCTTTAATTCTCTAAACGCACCACCCAAAGTATCTTCCATTGTTTTAGCCATATCTGCGGCGGCACCCTCAGAATTTTCCAACTGGTCAACAAACTCATCAAAAGTATCCGCACCTTCTCCCAATACCGCCAACATCCCTGTCATGGCTTGCCTACCGAAAAGTGTTTCAGCCGTTTGCAATCTTTGGCTCTCACTCATTCCTTCCATAGCACCTTCAGTAGAACGCAATATCTCTCCCATACTCAACATATCACCATTGGCATCCATCGTTTCAATACCTAACTGTTTCATCAAACTAGCCGCCTCAGCACTAGGGGCGGCTAATCTTGTAAATACCGTTCTTAAAGTAGTACCCGCCTGACTTCCCTTAATTCCGGCATCAGCCATTAATCCTGCCATAGCAGAAGTTTCTTCCAAACTTACCCCAAATTCTCTAGCAATAGGGGCGGCAAACTTCATCGTTTCACCCATCATCTCAACACTGGTATTGGCTCTACTAGCCGTCATAGCCAACACATCAGCAACTCTACCCATATCACTTGCCTCAATACCAAACCCACTCATAATATCAGAGGCAATATCACTCGCCCTCGCCAAATCCAAAGCACCTGCGGCGGCTAAATTCAAAACGGCAGGCATAGCATCAATAATCTCATGTGTTTCAAATCCTGCCATACCCAAAAATGTCATACCCTCAGCCGCCTCAACCGCACTAAATCTAGTTTCAGCACCCATCCGTTTTGCCACTTCTCTTAAATCATCTAAATCATCACCAGTAGCACCAGTAATGGCACTAACCTTCGCCATACTATCATCAAACTTCATAACTGTAGCAATCGCCGCAGTTGCAAGTCCAACCAATGGGAGGGTAATACTTTTACTCATAGTGGTACCAATACCAACCATCTTCTTTCCTGCCCCATCTAATGTTTTTCCAACACCCTGCATGGCAGAAGTAAATTCCTTAGTATCAGCACTTAACCTTACAAACAATTCACCCAAACTCATCTTAGCCATTCAACTATTACCCCCCCTTCTTTATACCCCTCTTATCCCTACCACCAAAAGCAACATTCAATGCCTCAACAAAACTCAACTGTTTCTGCCAAGTATCATTCTTCCTACTTCTTTTTTGCTTTTTACTCTCACCCAAAAAATCACTCGGCTTAACCTTCTTTTTGTTCTTACCTCTATTCACATTCACAATCACACTACTTATCAACGCCGCCCTATAATCTGCCCTCTTTCTATCCAACTCAACTCTATCCAACAAACAAAAAAACTGCCGGGGAGTTAACTTCCAAAACTCACTCTCCGTCAGTCCCAAATCAATTCTGCCAATACTCCATAAGTCAAGCCACGTTATTTTTTTACGGTTTTTTTTCCCTCGTTTCCCTCATCACCATCATCTTCCGGACTAATCAACTTATACGCATCAGTCAACTTGTCATTAATATATTTCACATTCCCAATATGAATCATCCTACCTACATCATCCAACTTCAAATCATCATCCTCATGCACCAAACACGCCCACAAAAATATTTTCATATTGGTAGCATTTAAACTACTCCACATACTCTCACTCAACGTATTCAATCCGGTTTTTTCCTCAATCAAACTTAACGCATTAAAATCAATCAACAAATTCCTTACCTTATCCAACTCAATAGGAATAACTTTAGCGGTGGGTCTAACATTACTCATTAAATTAACACCTCTTTAAACATTATTTAATTCCGGCTTACCAGTTACTTTCAATGTGGCAGTAAAAGTCAACACTTCTTCCACAGGTGCAGATGGCTCAAACGCAGTAATAATGGCACTAAATCCCCAAGTAGTTGTATCCGTATCCGGAAATACCAACTGGAAATTCCTAACCACACCACTATCATAATCACTCAATAATCCATCCGTTGCACTTTGGGTAGCATTAGCAGGAATAAAATTACCCTCAATCGTAACTTCACCCGCATCCTTCAACCCTTGGATAAATTCCCTATAACCATCAACCGAACTATGGCTCGTAACATCCAACTCATCTGCATCTAATGTCGGCCCCGAAATATCAGTCAATTCCGCAATCGTGGTAAAAACCTCAGCTAACTCTCCATCTCCTCTTTGCAATAACGTACCATACGCCCTTACTGCATCACTCATAATCCCTATACCTCACTTTCATATTTTAATTCATAATTCACAGTCCACTCATAATTCCCATTTTCATCCTGCTCAAAAAAAACAGGCTCACTCTGCAACGGTCTACAATCAATGTAACCCGGCAAAATCACCCTATACAAACTCTCATATATACTTAAACTCAATTCCACTCCTCTCCCAAAATCATAACTCCTAACCCTAACCTGCACACTCGGAAATCTAATCTCCCTCAACCCACTATGCACCCTATCACTCGCCCTACCTGTTTCACCTAAAACAAAAATCGCCTCAGTCGGCATATACTCACTAATCTGCTTAACATTACCAACAAAAATATTTTCCCCCAACACACCAAACCCATTATCACCCAAAAAAGTGGCTAAATCCAAAGCCGGATTCTTCACATCTCATCACCACCTCACCCTAACTATCACTTTTCTTACTAGGATACTTAGTCTGTGTAGGATATTCCTTAGGAATCGCACTAACCCCAACATCCCTACTATGGAAACCCTTAACCCTATCCCCCACCCTTCTCACAAAACCGTTGCTAGACTCATTGACAGCCTTTTGCAAAAACTTATTCTCACCAACTCTAAACCTCGTACCCGGCTTAGCCTCATGCACATAAATAGCATAATTAGTACCATACCCAACCTCAACTTCCGGGGCATCCTCATTAGTAGGAGGGGCAACATAAGCACTATTCCTTAATCTTCCTGTATCAGCCGGAGTCCTGCTCAAACTTTTCCCAATAATCACAAACCCCTCAGCATATAACGCCGCCGCTAGTGCCTTAGGATACTTTTTTTGTTCCTTCAATAAATTTTCCTTAACCTTTTCAACACCCTCAAACTTAATCTGCTTACTCATAAAAAAACCACCCAATGGGTGGTATCGCCAAACTTATCACTTGCCCTATGCACATTATGGGGAATCCTTGCCTCATTCACATCATTAACATTATCACCGGGCAACCAAATTCTATTATTAACATTCATCTCAACATCCGTAACAAATTCATGGTCACTCATAACCTCATTACCAATCACATTAACAACCCTTCTCAACTTATGCTCTAACCTTCCCCTCACCATTCTCCTTTGCCCCAAAACAGGTTGCCCCCAAATATCAACTCCACTCTCAATATTAACCACTACCTCATCAACAAACCAATCCCTCATATCCATACTTACCAACCACCTTCATGCCTACTATCCACCCTAACTAAATTACTACCACCCCTTGTCCTAGCGGCAATCGTCATTGTTTCACCGGGAAACAATTCAACAATAATTTCTTTTAAGTTAATATTTATCCCACCAACAGAAGGTGCCCCCAAACTTACCTCAATCAATCCACCCGTTACCGTTGTCCCTGCAATATCCGTTTCAATAATACTATTCTCAGTATCTAAATCAATAAAATTCGGCGTACCTGCAACAACCGCATTTCTTCTTAACTGCAATTGTACCGCCTGTGCCCCATCG